TAAATTATCGCTTACTAATTAGAATAAAGAGATCATCAACACGCGACTCAAGTCTTGTTAATTGATCCTTCATGCTAGTACCGCTATTAGGTTTAAGCTCTGCTAGGTAAGACTTAATAACCCATCGTAGACATACCAATAAAGTTGTAGAGATGGCGCATACGCCAACGGCGATAGCGACCCAATCGTTGGGTGTCATGCTTCATCTGCACCGAGGCCATAAGCACTATCGGATTTGTCGAGAGCCCTAGCTGCTGGCCCAGCTAATGCTGCAACGATCACAGATACGGCTGGGTCAAGTCCTAACTGGTTACTGCCTAAGAATGTTAATAGCGATACCAGCACACCTCTAAAGTATGATTTTAGTATTGCCTTTTGCTTCTTACTTAGCTTCATATCTTGCCCCCTATTAGTGGTATGTCGAACGGCCTAGCATCTTGATCGCCTAACTTTGTAAAGCTGATATGCATGTGGTGCTCATGTTTGTTAAAGCCTTTATACGGCCGCCAAGCCCAGCCCTTCTTACTGCTGGCTATGCGTGAGTTATGAATTACATAAGATATGCGTTTATCGGTTTTGCCGCATTCTCTGATTTGGTCACTAAGATATACGCTGAGCCCTTTTTGCTTAGCCAAGTCAGTATCAATATCAATGGCTCGTACGCACCCATCGGTGTCTGGGTTATGATCTGATTTGGTAGTGGAATGCCTAGCATCACCCACCCACCCATCGCTGGCAGTATCGCGATCTGGATACCAGGTATCAATTTGATCCCTTAGCTGTTTAGCAGCTTTAGAAAGCCAGGGTGTGATCTGCATTCGTGCAATCCCAACGGCACTTGTCATTGACAACAGCCTCATCATGGCATTTAGGCGGTATAAAACCATCTCTCACCTCATCATAGGTATAACCAATACCTGCATAGTTAAATCTAATGCGGTTGTTGTATGAAGTTTGTACCCAGTTTTCATTAAACTCTTTGCGCCATTCTGAATACATATCCTGATATTCATCACCGACTACAATTACCTGAGTAACTAATCCGTTTTCTACTTTAGCAAAATGTGCCATTAGAATTGTATCGTTCCGCTAGCAGATGCAGTTATTTGGTAAACTCTATAACCTGCTCTGGTTGGTTGTGTGTAAGTTAAATTAGTTAATGTTGCTGCTGCAAAAGTATCAGCGTAAGCAATAATGACAATACCTGAGCCACCATTGCCGCCAATAAATGTTCCAGTAACGGCATTTGCGCCACCTGCTGATCCAGTATTTGCAGTCCCATTTGTTGGGGCTGTGTTGTATCCGCTAAATCCTGCCCCTGCGGCTGTTGCAGATGTTCCTGCGGCACAAGTTGCGCCATCTCCTGCGCCGCCTGATCCACCTGCGCGTTGTGTAGATGTGCCATTTATTGATGATGTTGTTCCTGCGCCACCATTTCCAGATTGTGTTGTGCTTGGTGAACTTTGTCCTACTGCACTTGATCCACCACCACCACCTGCAGGATAGCCCGATGGATTAACATCTCCTAAACCGCCGTTGTAACCTTCTACTGGAGAGTAACTACCTTGATTACCGGTTCCAAAGTTTTTTGTTGCATTACCGCGACCTGATCCACCGCCCGATCCACCATTACCAGCATCTTGGTAATTTATTGCAGCACCGCGCCCACCACCACTTGCATTGATGCTTGAGAATGTTGATGTTCCACCTTGTGTTGCATCAAATTGTGTAAATACTTGACCACCTACACCACCTGCGCCAATAACTACTGAATATGGCACGCCAGCACTTACCGCTAAAGTGGACTCACGATAACCACCTGCACCTGCGCCACCTGATGATCCACCACCGCCACCCGCAATAACTAAATACTCAACAGATGAAGGCGCAACAACAGGAGGTATTTGATTAAGTGCTGTAATTAAATTACCTATCATTATGCAATAGCCCCTACTACATACCAAGCATTAGCAGCAGTTTTAATACACGCTGCTGATTTGTATTGTGCGAGAGTTGGTTGTGCAGCAGTAGATCCAGCACTTAATACTGTTGTAGTAGCAGAAGTAGTCGCGCTAATTGTGCAAGTACCTGCACCGATATTTAATACTGTAATAACTGTGCCTACTGGGAAAGCATAAGTAGCATCTGTTGGTATTTTAAATGCTATGGCTGTCGCTTTGTTCATAGGTATTAACTGTTGGTACTCATCACCAGATGCAGCTGTGTAATCTGCTGTTTTAGCGGTTTGTACTGTAAAGGCTGGAAGGCCGTTAAAGATTGCTGCGGTGAGTACGTCACCTGTTACTGCTGGGAATGTTGCCATTTAGATCTCCTTAGTAAGATAGTACGCTGGTGTCAAATATCCCATATAGGGATGATCCTACTATAAAGCCATCAATTATAGGCTCTAATGTAGTAAAGGTGGTTTTCCATGAGTTCACAGTTATTGAGTGTTGAACGCCAAATACCTGCAAAGTTTTAGTAAGTGTTGATGTGCCAACGGCTGCTGGCTGAGTAGTGGTAATAGTTACTGGATCAAAAAAGTCTAGGTCTAAGGCTGCGATTGTGCCGGTGGTGTAGTTGGGAGTATAAAGATCTAGGGTAATAGCATCGCATCTTACTGTGGTCTCAGCTCGTGAGGCGACATAGGCACGTGCATAATCAAGTGCAGTAGCGGTATCCTGCATAAGTAGATCGCTCTGTGTATAGCCATGAGTAAAGTATTTAGTAACGCTAGCTGCATTAACGGCTGTTTGAGTAGCAAGGCCAGTAGCAGTTATAAACGCCTTATTAAAGATCTGTGCATCGTTAAGCAACCATAGGGCGTTGTAATAGGAAATCCCTGTGCCGTTATCGTTGAAAACTACTGCCGTGCCGCTTACAGATTTAGTAGCAGTTTTACGATCTTTAAAGACGGCGTTACCGGCAGCATCCATATAAAATGCACCGTACTCACTAGTAGATACTGTCTGGCATGCGTTTAATACTGTCCTAGCAGTAGCAGGATCTGCTTGCATAGTTGTCTGACCTGCATCTATTGATCGCTGAGATGCTGGCCATGAGACCTGATCTAACAGATTACCAATTCTAGCCCCTGATAATTGACCAGCAGATGTGCCAGATACTGTGGTGATCTGAGCATTGTATAAAAGTCGTAGGCCATCAATAGCTGTAATAGTTGTATAGGTTACTTCTCCTACATTCTTAGGAGTAGATGTGTTATAGCCAAGAATATAGCCAGCAAATAAAGGATATGTTGTAGATCCATAGGTTGCAGTTATAGATATTTTACGCATTGGGTTGAGCAAGCCATAGTAGGGAGATTGTGTGTTCTGGCTATTAAAGTCGCCGTTGAGATCTACAATTCTAAGACTTAGTGTGCCAGGTTGGAATGTATCGCTAATAGCATTACGGCCTCTGCTAAGTTGTATGTTATCTACCTGATCTGATACATCTACGATCACACCAGCACTATCGGCAAACACGTTAGTACCAAATACACCTGATCCAATAATCATGGCCTGAGCAAAGGCTGGCCCGGTAGAAAAGTTAATCGTTACATTGACTATTGGTACTGCCATTACAAGCCACCAGCTACATCAAATAGTCTGCCATTCTTTTGATTGTTTAACATAGCACTCAATACAACTTCATCAACTACTTTGCCACCTAATTGTAATTGTACGATTGTGTCACCGCGCTCGCCAGCTCTGTAAGCTGCGTAGTCTGCTGATTGAGTCATGCTAGGAGATGCAACTGGTGCGCTACCGCCACCGCCGCCACCACCACCATTACCGCTACCGCCACCGTTATTGTTAGGCACATTAGTATAAATATCTGAATACTCACCACGTGCTATTGCACCCATTTTAAAAGCCGCGGCTACAAATGCTTCAGCAGCATCTTTTGTTTTAGTTGCCAAATCCTCTAATGCTTGTTCTGCGTTTCTAGTTGCTAAATATTCGCCAGCTCTAGCAGCGTTACCATCTAAGATAGCCAATTTTTCTGACAGGCGAGTTTTAGTTTCTAAATCAGTAGCAGAGTTAAGAGCAGCCATTAAACCTATGCGCTCTATATCGTATTTATCTTTTAATTTCTTTAATGCTTCCTCAGCTTTAATTGCATCTACTAATTTTTTACGAGCGTTTAATTCTTGTATCCTAATACGCTCTTGAACAGATGGGATGCCTGAATAGCCACCTACATTGGGTTGAGCAGCAGGATTGCTTTTGCCAATATCCATTCCTATTAAAGCAAGGGCTGCACCAATAACTAACTTCTTTGAGCCAAATAAAAGAAAGGTTAAACCTGCTAAGAGTTTGCCAACATCGGTATCTGCAAACTTTTTAACTTCACCGACCAATAGACTTAATCCTCTAATTGTGTCTGCAATAGCCAAAGCAAACTTATTCATAGAGTCGGCAGCGTTGCTTATTGATTTATCTTTACCTAAAGTAATTAAAGCATCTACTAATCCTTTACCTATAATTTCTGTTGCATCGGCAGCAGCAACTTTTAATAAATCTACTTTGCCAGCAAAAGTCTCTAATCTTGCAGCAGCTTGTCCTGCGTATGCTTTCTGTAATTCTTTTAATGCTACTTCCATATTGCCAGTTTTTAACGCGGTCTTAGATAATGCCACGCCTAAAGTTTTTAATCCCTTAGTTTGTCCATTGTAACCCTTAACAATTGCGTCAGTTACTTCTTGTAATGATTTGCCAGTTGCAGCTGATGTGTCTAAAGCAACATTTAATGCATTTTGACTTAAAGTAATTGATCGCGTTGCTGTTAATAAAGCCTGGAATGCTGGCCTTAAATTATCGTCTAATACACCTGTTAATTTTTGTAAGTTGGCTATGTAATTTTCTACATAAGGACTTGCAAAAGCAAAGCCGGTATTCTTTAGCTGTACCTCTAATGCTTTAGCCGCTGCTTCATCTGCTGCAAAAGCATTTACTGCTTTCTTAGCAAATGTCAATAAAGCTGTAGCAGCAAATACTTTGCCAAAAGTTTTACCAAAGTTTTTTACATTCTTGTCAAATGCTGATATTTCCTTTGTACCTTTTTTAAGTCCTTTGTTATCAAAGGTGCTAACTGCGCTGACAATTAAATTAGGCACTATGCAGCCTTTTTAATTTCTGTGTCTTTTTTAAACTTGATTGCTACTGTGTCTATTGCTTTAACCACCTGTGGAATAACTTTATTTTTAGTTTCATCCCATGCACGAAAAATAACTCTGCCTCGTTGCATGCCCTGACCTTTCATGCTAGATAACATTTCTGCTGCTGCATTAAATTGAATAGGTGCATTTGTATTCAAGGATCTATTATTTCTAGGCTTGCCTAAGCGACCAGCTGTTTCAAAAATAGCCCCTGATCTCGAATTATTGTAAACATAAAATGCAGCCTTAAAACCTCTGTTGTTTGCTTTGTTTTGACCTGCTGAATATTGAACCTTGCTCTTTGCTAACGCATAGTCATAAGGTGGGAATAATGATTTAAGATCTTTGGCTGTGTCTGCCGATGCTGTGCCTTTACCCCAGCCGCTCAAAACTTCGTTTTGCTGTGGCAAATAACCACGTGCTCGATCACGCACAATTAGCATAGCTTGTTTAACGTTTTTAGACATCTCTTTATTAAGGTCTTTATCTACCTCGCGCATAGCCTTTTGGAGTTGTTTAACGCCTGTTACGTTTACTGGCATTTTTGATCTCCTTAGCTCTATCGGATAAAACCTGCACAATTGCTCGCAGCAGGTCGCTGTCCATGTTTATAAACTCTTTAGGCGCGATCCCTGTCTCTACAGATAGGCTAGCAATCGTGTATAAAAATGAGTCACGCCCTATTAGTTTTTTTCGTCATCCAATACTTCTACTGTATCCAGAGTGTCCATAAACTCTGCGCCAAAGACAGGTACTACAACGTTAGCCCTACGCAAGCACTCATGAGCCAGCCAGAATATATCCGTCTGTTTTTCATTCTCGCGTAGAGCCTTAGATATTCCCATGCCTTTAGATA